TATAAAAAAGAAAATGAGTGAGAATTATATCAAAGGTGTTTTAAAAAATAGTATTATAGATAACGCAATACAAAATCCAAAATATACATTAAATAATTCTTCTACAACAGAAATATTTACCATCTTATATATGTTTTATCAAACTGTTTCTATATTAATTCAAATCATTAATATATTAATCACTTTTGAATTCAGTAATAACAATCCATGGACTAACATGAATAACTTATTGTTTTTAATTTTAAATAGTTCTAGTTACAGAACTTTTATAGGTATAATTTGTTCTTCTATTGCCTTTCCATTATTAGATGGGTTTCTTGATAGAATAAAAATAGATAATATTAAGAAGAGTCCATTAAATTTATTAGATTATTATTATGATTACCGAGTTATGAATAATCCAAATAGTTTTGATACATTTGAAGAATTAAAAAAATTTTTAATTGTTAATGGAGAACATCCAGAATTTAATGATAATGAATTAAGAGATAAATATGGACATCTTTATATTGTAGGTCGTGATAGAATTTATACAGGTCCTAATATAACTTCAAACGGACAATTTGATAATGTAAAAAAAGTTTTTAACAAGTATTATCCTGATTATAATAAAAATGTAATTATGGAAAATATAAAATATTCTGATAGAATTAATAGTATTCCCTTATTAAAAAAAATTTTATTAATCTCCTTAGGTATAATCTTTTTACCTTTTATTCTTAGTGGAATAGTATTATTTTCTATACCAATGACAGTAACTTATATTTGGATCTCTATTCTAATTATTGGATTTTATGTTCCTTGTTCAGGAATTTTTATAACTGGAAAAAGTAAAAATGTTGGTCTTTTTAAAGCTAAAGCTTTTACTACAAAAATATCTACTAGCTTTTGTAAAAGATTATTTTTGATGATATTTCTGATTATATTTTTTAATTATGGAGTAATATTATATGATGGAAAAGGTTATGGAGAAACTTTAGTAGTTGAAGCTGAAAATAGAAATATTGACGTCTATCTTGATTGTATGGTTATTGATAAAATACAAAATTCAATTGATTTCTTATTAACCTATACTTAATAAACTATCTTTGCTAAAGGAATAGTATCCACATCGTCAGTAAGGGTATTCATAATTACATCTCTTGTAGATAAGGTAATATTTTCATTTTCATCCATTTAGTTAGATAAACAAAACTAAATAAATGAAATTTATTTTAATTAATAAATATATAATAATTTATCTCATACATATATATATATATATGATGTTAAATTTGAATAAAGTTTACAATGCAACAATTGTAGCTGTTATTTTAAACGTAGCTCTATCAAAAGTTCTTGGTAAATTAGCTACTGCTGATGAATCCAAACCACCAAATGGTGCTGCAAGTCTTTCCTTAAAAGGACAATTTATGCACATGATGGTGCATCATCAACAGGTTCTTTTAACCAGTTCCTTCATTGTAGGTTTAGTAGTAGCTTTATCTATATTGTTAGGAGATCATTTTAAACCAGTTGATATGATATTTCAATAAAACTAGATACAATTAAATGAAAGATAGTAAATTATTTAATTATAATATAATTAAATAATTTTGTAATTTAAATTAATGGACTTTAGAGATTATGATAATTGTAATGATAATGTTAGAACATTATACCGTGAACAAAGAAAATATCAAAATCTTAGTTTTGTGAAAAAATGTCTTAAAAAATATTGTACTTTCAAAAATTACAATAATTTTTGGGAATTATTTGAAAAGGTTGCTTTGAAAGATCTTAGCGATCCCGATCTTGATTGTGAGAATTTTTATCATTTTTACCAAACCGCAGAAGCAATTAGAAAAGATGGACATCCTAAATGGATGCAATTAGTTGGATTAATACATGATTTTGGTAAAATACTTTATCTTAAAGGTTGTGATAGTGATGGTACAAGTGAATCTACTCAATGGGGTATAGTTGGTGATACTTTTATAGTAGGTTGTAAGATACCAGGTACAATAGTTTATCCGGAATATAACAAGTTGAATATGGATAATCATGATACTATGGGTATCTATCATAAAAATATTGGTCTTAATAATGTTTATTGTTCTTTTGGACATGATGAATATCTTTACAGACTATTAAAACATAATCAGGTTAATTTACCTCCAGAAGCATATTATATGATTAGATTTCATTCATTATATTTATGGCATGATAAGAATGAGTATTCATATTTAGAAAACGATGAAGACATTAAATATAAACCATCAGTAAAACTATTTAATAAATATGACCTTTACACTAAAGATAAAGATAATAAAAATATTTCGGAAATAAAAGAATATTATAGGAGTCTAGTAAGAAAATTTATACCAGAAAATATTTATTGGTAGTTGTATAAAAAGATTTACATAGTATTTATAAGAATTGATATCAAATAAGAAGTAAGTATATTTAATTAAATATTATACTGGTTTCCTAAATTAGAATGAATACGTTATACATGTATGAAAGTAACACATCATGTAAAATGTAGTAAGTGTTCAAAAAGCAATTTTGAGTCACGTACAAAGAAGGAAAAAAACTGTTAAATCTAATTCGTTAGTATTTAAATGGAATAAATATTATGAAGTTATCGAAGATTATTGGGATCATTAAATATTTAATTTATTTATAAAATAGTAGTTATTATAATGGATAATGATATAAAAAAATATTTTAAATATAAAATTAAATATTTAATGTTAAAAAATCAATTAGACGATGGTATAAAAAATAAACTAAATCTAGCACTAACTATTATAGATAGTAAATATAATTATATAATTAATGAAATGTATAAACACAAAAAAGAAGTTTCTGGTATTATTACATTAAATTTTAATTTTATTTATAAAGGACCTGGTAAAGGAACAATAGTTGACCCTGAAGAAACTGAATGTTTTTGTTGTTGGTATTCACATCAACCTACCTCAGTATTGGAATTACCTAAAGAAGATATATTCTTTACTCCACCTAGTATTATTGATATATATTATTTAATTTTAGGAACATTACTAAATAAATATCAATACTCGTTTGTAGTTGTAAAAGAAGGGATTTACATAATTAAAATGGATGATAATATTAAGGATAATGTAAGAAAGGAATTAAATACATTATTAACTAGTCAAGATCCATGGAAACTGGTAGCAGAACCTATTCTTGATAAACCCGGACAATTTTCATATAATTTCCATGGTGAAGAAATACAATATCCTTATTGTAATCGATTATATAATACAAAAATTTCATATAGATTCAACAATTTTAAAGATGCTTTAAATAATTATAAAAAACAAATGAAAGAACTAGGTATAACAATACAATTTTATAATCCAAAAAAAATGTTGGTTAAATATGGAAAGGAAATATTACATACTGCATTAAAAAAAAATCCAATTAATTTTATAAATCTTATAGGTCCTGTAAATGTATTTCAAACAAATATTGATGGAAGAGAATTTTTACTTTTAGGAGATCATCATGAAAGTATATTTTATAAAAAAAATAATAATACGATAACATCAAACCATAAAATAATAGAATTATACAATTCTTATTATAATGAATTAAATAAAATAGATGATAAGTTTTTAAAAAAAGAGAAATTGATGAAAAATCATAATAAATTTAAAGCATATATGAAAAATTTAAAGTTAGTTGACCAATTTAATCATATAGACGCTTTTAAAAGAATAATAGAACAGTATACCGGAAATCCCAATAAATTACCTCCTCAAGATAATTATATTTTTGATTATATTTACTATCTAGCAAAAAATGATAAATTTTGTATTGATTTATTTTTAGAAGCTGAATTTTTTAACCAAAGCAAAGATTATTTACAAAATATAGACTTTTTAACATTAACCAACTTTTTATTTCATTTATGTGGAAAAACAAAAGCATCATCTGATATTTATTTTGATAATAAAAATTGTTTAAAACAGTTTCAATCTATTAGATATCATCAGAGCGATACCAGATTTTATTGGCAATATTTAAAAGTGAAAGATACAAGTAAATTTAATTCACATATATGTGTTAATTTTATAGAAATATATATTCAAAGTTTAGGTTTAGCGTATTTTAATCGAGATTTACAAAATATGTTTAGTAAATTATATGAAGAAGAAGATGAAAATAAATGGTGGTCTAAATTTGATATTGACAAAATAGATGCATTTATAGATGAATTTGAATTAATTAAAAAACAATTTAACAAGTCTATTTTTTTTGAAAATTTAGAAAAATTTAAAGAAACTTATCTATATTTAATGAAAGTTGAGTTTAATAATAAAGATTTTTTTTCAATAAAACAAGAGTATTCTTGTTGGGAAAATGATTGGGATGGAATTCCTTTTCATATTATGAATTTTTATAATTTATTTAGAATGTTTGTTAGAAAAAATGGTTGGAATTCAAATAAAAATTTACAAAATGTATCTACTAATTGTAAAAATAGTAACAAAAATCAAGTATATTACCCTAAATATATCATATCATATCAAGGAGCTCAACATATTAGCTTTTATAAAGAATTTATAAAAAAATATTTTGAACTACAACCTGACCAATATTATGAAATAAATTCACAAAATGAAAAAGATTCGGATTATAGATATATTCAAATAAAATATAAGATGAAAGATAATATTATATTGCCTACATTTAATTAAATTGATATTGGACCAAATATATCCAGTATAGGAGTATTTTCTATTCCTTCTGGATATACTTGATAATTATAACTTAACATTTTAAACCCGTCATATTTAAAAATATCATAAAATAGTTTAAAGTACAATTTTAAATTCTTATTTTTTATATCTTTTATATTGTAACAAATTTCTGATAATTTTAAAGCTGATATATTTATAATCATTTCATTAGTTGTAATATCATCAAAAATTATATTTAATGAATCTCTATCAATAAAATATTCATCTAATGAATATTCTATTACCTTATTTATTGTAGAATTTAACATATCACTAATATTCGTAAACTCTTCTTTTTGAAATTTAAGTAAAAATATTAATAATATTTTTTTTGTTAAAGACATTTCGTCTTCTTTATTCTTATAACTGTCCCAATTTTGTAATAAAAATTTTAAAATTTTTATTAATAAACTTCCATCCCTGTCCCATATAAAATTAAATAATGGTTCAGTTACAATATTAATAGGTTGTTGTAATAAATTTCTAGTTATACCACTAGCATTTGTACGAGACTCTAATCCTCTCAAATTAGATATATAGGCTATAACATTCTCTATAAATTCTATTGATTTAGTTTTTGAATAAGTAATATTACCATATTTTCTTAAAATAGTATTAGGTCCAAAAATATCTATAAATTTAAAAGATGGATCATTTATTTTATCTAATATAAAACTATTTAAAATTTTACCATTCCCTATATTACTATCTATTTTAAAAAATGAACTTGCAGATGCATCATATACTTCTGATATCAAATAAAGTTCTAAATATAATTTATACCTATCGAATAATACTAATTTTTTTTTAATAGATTCTATCATTTGTCCTCCATAACAACTCGCTGTATAAAAAAAAAGCTTTCTATTAGGTATATTAATATTTGGATGAAGAATTAGTTGTTCTAATATTAATTCGTCGTTAATAAACCTACTATTGCACATAGTCATACCGTGTTTATTTCCATGTGTAACGAAATAATAGTGTATTATATCAGGATTACTAGAATTAATAATTTTATGAATTTTATTTATATTTTCATAAGTAAAATTTCCTAAATATCTATTAACATTTTTAGAAGGAGTTCTTAATGTTAAATCTAATAATTTTCCTGGTAATTTATTTTCATCAAATGATTCTTTTACTTTATCATATTTGGTAAGATTTTCAAATCTATTATCTCCTAAAATATAAACTCTATCATTATCAAAAATATCTAATTTAGAACACATATCATAAATATAAAAAGCGTCACTATAAAAAAAATCATCAATTAAATCTGGTATAAAAATAATAGCCAATCCTTTTTTTTTACTAGTACTACTCTTTGTTTCATTGGAAGTTTCGCTTCCTCCTCCGCTTAAATTTAAATATTTTTTTTTATATTTTAAATATTTTTTTTTATAATCCATTATTATATAATATAAATAAAATCACCATCTTTTTTCTAATTCTTTTTTATCTTCTGCATCCATATTATTAAAAATACTTGAATATTTAAAACTATATAAACTATGCCAATGCATTGTTTTATCATGTTCTAATATTTTTAAAAATTTCTTGATAGAATTCACGTGTAAATCTAAAATTCTTTTCAATATATTTATAATTCCAAGATTTCAAAGGATATTTCTGTGCTAAATGTACATAATCATCAAGGTAATATAATGTTTCTGATAATGTTTCAAAATCCAAGTTTTGATTAATATATTTTTCAATAATTTGAGCAGTCACATAATAATTATTTGAAAGTTTCTTGAAATTAATTAACCTAATATCTTTTTCAGATAGAGGTTCATTTTGTAATAAATTTGTTATAATATCACTCGATGTTTAATTTCGTAAAATAAAAACTTATAAACTTAAATAATGGGAAATACAAAGTCTAAACCTCAAATAAACAAAGACTGTCCTATCTGTTATCATAAATCAGTTACAAAAAAAGATGGTATTGTATTAAAATGTGGACATTATTTTGATTATTTTTGTATTCAAAAACATTGTCTAAAAACAATTTTAAATAGAATACCCTCTAAATGTCCACTATGTAATCAATTTATAAAAAAATATTACATCAAAAAAATTTATAAAAAAATATATTTTATTACAGCTGATCCATCTGAATGGTTTAGATCTGATATTCATTCTTTATGTAATGGTTACTATTTTACTGGAATGAAATTTAGTATTAGAAATTTTTCAAATGATATTACTGTTATAGCACCATTATTTAGAAATAACGAATATAATTTACCTGCTTACCTGTATACTCCTTTATTAAAAAATATTAAAAAAACTAGGCACCTTATTTTTAAAAATAACCACTCGCAGCTATCGGATAATTTAGATTTTATTCCTAAATTAGAATATTGTATTGAAGGAACATGTACGTCAAAAAGTAGCGACTGGAAAAATTTTTTAATTTATTTAGTAGCTTATCTCCTAAAACAAAAAAA